CGAAAGCAAAGCCTGCTCCGGTCGCCCATCTGAGTGCTGTGCGATTTTTGGGGCGTATTACTATCGGACGGCCTTTGGCTCCATAAATGCCGGTACCTTCATGCTGGTAGATGCCGATTTTTGTTGTTACGCCGATAACGCCGGATAGTGGGCCTGTCTGGTCATATTCGATCCCGCGCTCTGTTTCGCCGCTGCGGGTCGTGAACTTATGATTTAACCGGGCTCTGTCCCTGACATCACGCAGCGAGGTTCTGAGCGCTATAGTTAAAGTTTCCCGGCTTCTGCAAGAGAGCTGCCGAAAGTTTTCTGTCAGCTCTCTTGCACCGGTGATCCGGATGGTTATCATTTATCCGCAGTATCGGCGCTGGCCCCGTCAGGTTTGGGTTTGGGATTTTTCACTTTTATCTCGCTCCAGCCAGCCTTTTTGTAGGCGGCGATCTGAACATCGCTTTTGAGGGTTACTTTTTTTCCTTTTTTAGTAAGTTCCATTTAGCTTCCTCCTATGCAATCATATGTACGTATACCGCATTCGCTTTGCTGGAAAGTACGAAAGCATCATAGTAAACGCGACCTTCTACAAGCCAGCCGTTGATGCCGGGCGGGTTGTCGTGGATCATGTAATCGGCAAGTTTAACCGGGCTGCAGCATGCTACAGGGTGAGTGATGATAAAGGCGCAGTTTTCAGGCAGGTAAGTAGATGGAACCGGGATGATCGGCGTACCGTCTACCATGCCCAGCTGACCGGTGATAAGCGTGTTCTGCGCCAGGTCGCTGGCCTGTATAAAGCTGCTGTCCAGCTTGATGTTTTTAAAAAACGCGGCCGATACATAAGCAACAGAGCCTGCTGCCGGGACCTTATTTTCAATCATGTTATTCTTGCCATCTAAAAACGCGCTGTATGCGTTATCTTTGGTGATGGCAGAGGTTGCGCTGCCGCCTGCATTTGCGGCAAGCGTTGCCAGGCGATAGGTGTCGATTTCGGGAATAATTACCTCGTTGACCTGACGGGCAAGTGCCTTGCCGGCCTCTTTGGTCATCATGGTATCAGTGTAATTTCTGCGGTCGATCGTAAAGGTAAAGCTGCGGTCGCGGGTAAGCGTGAGCTCCTGAACAGTGTCCTGCAGCTCTGCAGGTATGCCGTAACGGCTGGTACCGTTCATGGAGTAGTCGTTCATGCCCGCTGTGGGGATGCTGTAGACGTTAACGATCTGTACGCCGACAAAGTCGAAATCGTTATTTACCGCCGGGGCAGTAAGAGACGCCAGCGCAAAGCGCTCGTCGACTTTCTCGGAATATTTCGCTGCGTAATTGATTGCCATTATTTGTATTCCTCCTTATGCATTATCAAAACCATCAATAAAGGCGTCGCCGGAGCTGCCGCCATTGCCACCGCTGCCGCTGCCGCCGGAGGCGTTCAGTTTTACCGCCCAGGCGTTATCTGCAAGCCAGGCGGCAACGCCATCTTCGATAGTGACAGAGTTTTCGCCCTGCTGCATGGCAAGCTCATCGTTTTCACCAACGGTCACTGCGTCGATTAGGATCTTGCTGATAGCCTCCGGATTTGCGGCGTTGCCTTTGGCAAGCGCCTGCATAAGACCGTTGCTTTTTAGAGCGGCAACACGTTTGACCGTTTCCGCTTCTTTAGCTGCCCTGGTGTCTGTCAGTTCCTTTTCAATACCTGCCAGACGCTCTGTCAGGCTGCTGATCTCTTTTGCAACTTCATCAGGTTTTTTTCCGGATGCAGAAAAAGCATCTATCGCAGCTTTAAGCTCCCTGGCCTGAACCGCTGCATTTTCCGTGTCCTTGATTCCCAGTGCTTCTAAGATAGCGCCATACTTGCCTGCAGCAGTTTCCTGTTCTTTTTGGGCTGCTGCTCCGGCTTCGCGGTGTTTTTTCGCTTCCGCGTTTAGTTTTTCGATTTCACTTTTGATTGCGGCGACAAGGTCAGCTCCGCCTTCAGTGGCTTCGATTTTTGTGTAAATGTCTTTTAGATCCATTTTTGCCTCCGTTTTTTTATTTTCGGCCTCCGCCGCATTTATATCAGAGCCTCCGCTCCAGATAGCTTTAGTTTTCCTTTGATTCAGATTGCGGCCGGTTGCGTAGCCGGCCGCAAAGAGAAAGGAGGATGTTTATAGTCAACCGGCCGGAGGTTGAAGCTCTTGCCGGTTTTGTGCTGCTTGTAGCTGTTCTAAGATGTTTAGCACCAGATTAAGGGCAAATTGTTTTTCTTCGTAGCGATAGGTCGCTTTCCGGTCCATATAGTCACAGATGCTTTCAATATCTCTGATCGCTGCCGCGATACTTTTTTCGGGCGGCCTTTTGATTTCTCCGTAAAGTCCTTCAGGTATCATTTTTCAGGTTCGTCCTTCCGGCAGGTTGTTTTTGTATCTGAGGATTATATATAACCCCTTTTAAAATCGTTCAAACACCTTTTAAAAACGTTTAAATGATTTTAGTGCAAGGTATTTATCCTGATAAGGTATAAAAACGCTTAAAACAGGTTTTTATGCTTTGCGCTGGCATAAAAAAATAAGATCAATCCCGAAGGATTGATCTTATTATCTCTTTTATTTAATTTTGCGGCTTTTCAACGCGTTTAGTATTTTGCGATTATGCGGTTGCCGTTTTGGGCAGATACTTTTCAAGCTGCGGATAGCTGCGTGCCATGTAGCGCAGAAATTCAATGCAACAGGCGTGATCGGTAGGGTATGCTCCGAGCAAGTCTTTTTGCCCGCGCTCCATGTAGTAGAGTTCCCATTTGCCTTTTGGAGCCGGAAGAATAATAAATCCATCATAACCGCGGAGGTAGTTTTCACCGGTTATTTCATAATCAGCGCGCTTGATTTTTTCGTTGATCAATATTTTTTCAAGTTCTTTAATTGTCATTGGTTGTCAACCTCCTCCAGATAATCAGCCATGTTCATTATTCGACCCGGCAACTTATACTGCCAGCCGCCGCCCGGCTGGCTGAACCATGAAGCGGTGCGGCCGCTTAAAACTCCCGGGATGTCTTTTTTTACACGGTAGATATGATATTCGTCGATCTTGCTTTTTTCTGGCAGCGATCTTTCGCCGAATGCGGTTCCTTGTGGGCTTACAAAGTTGCCAGTATCTTTTCCATAGCGATCAATGATTATACTGCCTGCTTTCAAAGTTTCAGTTGAAAAAATTCCGTAAAATCCGTCAAACATTGGATAGATTGGTTTATTGTCATCACTGAACCAACGAGCATAACCTTGTTTGCCTACAGTATAACTTAAGCCCTGTGATTTTGCAATAGCAGCAAGATGGCTGTCGGAGGGCGGGACCAGGTTGCGTTCCATCAGGTCACACACAAGGGCGGCATCCAATCTGCTGGTCGGACTGACAAGGCCCTGCCAGCCGCGCAGGTAGGGTTTCCAGCTTTCACCGGTTTTCCAGGCGTTTGTGCCATAGACGCCAAGTACAAGGCGCTGCTTCTCCAGCGGCAGGCCGCGCAGCCAGTTATCTACTGCCTTGTCGACATTGTTTGCAGCTTCCGTTAAATCAACTTCGCCGCGTAATATTTCGCTCAGCCAGCATAAGCAGTGGGGATGTGCAGGAAGCGGCGGCAGTTTATCTTTTGGATAAACGCCTGATCCCAGATTGTACATATCAGCTGCCCTATACAGATCACAGATATCGTAAACTGGATGACGGCTGCTCAGATGCCATTTGACAGCGACCACAAGAGGATCGGCCAGTGTTTTGGCAAAAAAACCGTCTGCCCAGGCACGGCTGCTTTCGGTACGCGTGATTCGTTCGGCCACGTATCTGGATTTTTCATTCAGAGCCACATAAAGCGCATTTTTGTATGCTTTCTCGCTGCCGCTCCTGGCAGCTTCAAGAAGTTTATTGTAGGCTGATTTCAGGGCGGTATTAGGAGCGCCGTTTTGAGCCAGTCTGTTGATATTGCGAAGAGCAATTCGAGCCAGCCGGGATTGCTCTTCGTAGTTTTCCGGTGTCCAGCGCCTGAGTTTTGCCATATACCCGGCGATAGCCTGATCCGGAATCACTTGGCCGGCTCCGTAGCCATCATAGAGTGCTTTGGCGGCAGTACGCCAGTCAGAGCCGTTTTTCAGTGAGCGGCCAACAATAGTAAGGATCTGGGCGCGCATGTCACGTCCGACTGCGTGCAGCCGGGCAGACAGCTTTACGCCATCTGCTGTCCATGGTTTTTCAACCGCTTTGATCAGTAAACTGCGCTGCTCTGCCGGGATAAAACTGGGGTCAGCTATTCCAAGGCCTATGGCAGCAGCATCAGCTAAAACTTCCGGCAGGTCGCCAAGGAAAAACAGGTCATGATATTTTTTGATCGCTGCATCTACTGCCTTTTCGATATTATCACCGGCGGCAAGTCTGGTTGCAATAAGCTGTTCTGCTTCCGCAGCATCATTGTGCCAGTCTGACAGGTAGGCCCGGATCAGCTTTAAAAGCTTTGTCGTGTCCATCTTTATTCGGCCTGCGTACTGTCAAGCCTGGAAAGCGTCGCCTGGTGCCGGTATTCTTCGGTTATTGCCCGGATCTGGTCTTTTTTGATATCAGGCAAATAGGAAGTTATAACACGCTTAAGTACTTCGGTATTGAAAGTTTCACCGAAATTAAGCCCTTTGGCGGTTTCCGCGTTAGCCAGTTCGGTTGTGACATCAGATACGGAAAAGTCTTTTTGATAAGTGCATGTATAGTCGAATTGCATTCCGAGCCACAGCGCGAACAGTTCTGCCAGTTCAGTTTCGGCAACGCTGATGTTTTCAGCGAAGCTGCCGAGCAGCTGGTTGGTCTGCTCAAAATCCCATTGCTTGGCTACGCCTGAGGATTGCGTGCGGACGCCTGTTACGTTTACTACGACAGCCATGCGATAAATCTCTTCCTGCAGCATCTGGATCTGGCCGGCAAGCACTGTCGCGCACTCTGATGGCGGCGCGATAAAAGACGGGGTATGCCTGGCGTCCGGCGGGTAGGCCAGGGCGTTATCTGTACCGATCGTCAGATCTTCTGCCTTGGCCGTAGGATAGGCTAGGATGCTGAAAGTCTGATTGCGCAGGATGTCATCAAGCCAGCTGCATTTATTGTAAATGCTGCGGTTGGTCATGGCGATGCTGATAAATTCACTGGCGGGGAACATATCAAAGGGACTGAGCTCACGGCTCGTCAGCCTGGCAACA